AAACATCGCGATATATGCTAAAAACATCAGAATGCCTACAATAGGAAACAGGATAAACGGCAATACAAAGATTACAAATGCTAGATATACCCACATGAGGATTGAGAACAACGATAGTATTGATCCAAAAAATATAATTCTAAAAAATTGACAAAGGTTAGCCCCGTTGGCATATTTTTTTGTTCCACTGTTATAGAACGAATTTTCTGTAAAACGATCTAATACCTTACAATTCCATAGAAACCATTTCACGTACCATTTATCGTGCTCAACATACATCTAACGTATCTCCTATTAAAAATCGCCAGGTGCAACTTGTAAACACCTAAGTCCTCGGCGACGCCATTCGTCACAGACTGTTTGGCGGTCATCTACAACCATAGTAGGGTCGTATCCGTCAGTTCTCATTTGGTCGAGGATTTCGCTTTTAACAATATCATCTGACCGATAATCCTTTGATGGCCGCATATACAACTTGGCATACAACCCACCGACACCTGCCACATCTTGTAGCCAAGTTTCGGTAACTGCACGATCATCCTCATTACGCCCGCTAGCAATCAGAATTGTACAGCCAGCATTGTGAAATGTTTTTAGCATCCATACAATATCTTCGTATGCAGTATCATTCTTCATTGCCCGATTAAATGCCGGCCAGTTCTTTGGCTTACTACGAACATAGTGACGGCGGTGCTCGATGTTTGCTAGCGTGCCGTCAATGTCAAATACAATTGTACTAGGAGCTTTCCACATTTTATGTCTCTTTTTAAGAATAAATTACGCTATAAGTTTAGCATCATTAGAGAGCGTGTCAACCTGCAAATACACTACGTCCGATGTATTCTATCGCAGCACCTAGGAACCCTGCAGCAGGTATTGTTAATATCCAAGCAACGACTATTTCTTGTGCTTTTTTCCATTTTACCTTTGGTTCTGTTTGACTAGCACCAACTCCAAGAATACTACCTGTAATTGTATGTGTGGTACTGACAGGTATACCAAGAGCGCTGGCAATGAACAGCATGGTGCCGCCGCCAATTTCAGCCGTTAATCCACCTCTAGGTTCAAGTTTAGTTAGTTTGAATCCTAACGTGTGGACTATTCTCCATCCACCTGCGAGTGTTCCTAGCCCCATGGCTATGAAACTGCTGTATACTGCCCACATTGGTATTGAGCTAGATGCTGTGGCATATCCTCCGGCAATTAACGCCAACCAAATAATACCTGCTGTTTTTTGTGCATCATTAGTACCGTGTCCCATGCTATAGAAGGCTGAACTAGCAATCTGCAATGTCTTCCAAATTTTCCGCTGTTGAATGGTTTCAGTTGGGAACAAATTTCTCATGATGGTATTGAGGGCAGCACCTAATACAAATCCAATACAAGGCGCGGCTACAATAAAGATTAATGTTTTGGATAAACCTTCCCAAACAAGTGAGTTTATACCACTGCGTATTACAACCGAACCTACTAATCCACCAATCAAAGCATGGCTTGAACTAGTTGGCATACCAAAATACCATGTAATAATGTTCCAACATATCGCGCCACCGAGGGCGCCAAAAATAATGTATAAATCAACACTGTGCGGATCAACAATCCCTTTACCGATCGTTGCAGCAATTCCTAGATTTACAAAAAATACCACAGCAAAATTACAAATTGCAGCCAATGCAACCGCTTGTTTAGGTGTTAATGTGCCAGTTGCAACCACGGTTGCTATACTATTTGCAGCATCATGAAATCCGTTAGTAAAATCAAAAATCAATGCCATAGCTATTAACAATACTACAGCAATAAGTGTGGTTTCTATCATGGTATTATTCGTTCAGCAATGCTTTTTTAATTTTTGTTACAGTATCCAATGCTTGCTCGGGCCGCATATCTTCGACGTCTACTGCAAATACGCGTCTACCGGTTACAGGGTCAATGGTAATATCAACATCAACTTGACCTTCGCCCTGTCTTTCAGTGATCATTTTATCATCTATTATATTATTTGCCAATTAAATTCTCCCAATCTTGATAGCTGTCGTTTACACAGAAATCCTTTTCTGCGCGTGCATGTTTGTCGCAAAAAAAATGAGATCCTGCAAATTGAGTATGTCTTACCCAAACTGCTGCACTATTACATTTATCGTAGGGGCCGCCACAACATATCTCAATCTTTGTTTTTTTCATTTTTTAAAACCTCTATTGCGTTCCATATAGGACGTATGAATAGCATGTTAGACTCTATAATTTCTCTAGTCGAATGGTCGAGATTAAAGAGATGGTTAGGTAATTTTTTATCTCCGCAACCGCTACAATGCCACTCGCCGTTGGCTAATCTAGCCTCTAGCATACAATTGACACAAACAGGAGGACCTAACATTGTACTTGTACCTTGTTTGGTATTAAAATTTGTTAATTAATTTTATATGCGTTCGCATATTATTAAAGATCTCCTACCTTGCGATTTTCGCTGTAATGCGAATCAAACGATCCACCCGGATAGCGTGCTTCAAGCTTGCGAACGTTTTCGGCTATCACTTCATTTGGGTCAATACCCAATGCAATACAAAGATTTATCCAATAAAAAATTACATCGCCAGCTTCTCTAACAAGGTGGAACCTAACATCAGGATTCCATTCCTTACCTTGAAACTTGAGCTTCTTTAAAATTTCCATTGCTTCATTAGATTCAGCTGAAAGACCGGTTATGGCTGTATCAAGCCTAGCAATATCACAGCCAGCGTCTTTTAAACTGGCTAACTGTCGAATGTAATTATCAAAATTCTTGCTATCATTTGATGTAATGGTATCAACAAAATGTTGATAACTTTCTGAACTGATTTGAGAATACTTATTGTCGTGTGTCATTTTATTTTTATCCAAGTTGTTTTGTGTCCATTTATTGTGACAATTTAAACCACATAGCATCATCTAAAGATGAAAATACAATTTCTACATCTGTACAACAATTATAAGTATCTTGAGTAATTGTTATTTTGTAATTCTCGTAATGATTACTTAATAATAGTTCTAGCATGGCTAACCACGCATTTGTATTCGATCTAGATATAGTTTTAAACTTATCTCGAGGATAACTAAGATGTACTGTCCTTAATTTTAAATCAGAATCATCCATGTGGGCTAATTAATCGCGCCCTATGAACTTTTTAGCATACGAATCTGCATAACTTTCTAGATTTTTTTGAAAATAATCTACACCAGCTGCGCTATGCAGGCTAGGAGCCTTTGCAATACTATTGGCTATAATCGTTGGCAATTGCTCTTCAATCATATCAATAATTCGGCGGCGATCAGATGGATCCATATCTTTAGACCAAAAATACAAGCGTTCTGCGACCATGCCTGCTAATCGCGTAGCAAGGTCGCTTAGTTGTGAGTTAAAATCTCCAGGGTTTGACATAATTTAAATATTACTGCCACTTGACTATTTTGTCTATTTTATCAGTTCTTGAGTTTAAATTCAACTAACATTGGATTATTGTCTGGTATTACAAATCCATAACTTGGACTCTCGCTGCTCAATTTTTTAACAACGCCATCGTCAAAATATTGTAAAAAATCTGTGTTCGGAGGCAAATAATATATTTCCGCATCGTACCCATTTTTATTAAGATAATCTATAAACGTTTGTAAACCCTGTGCACCGTTTGTGGCATAATCCCAAGCCAGTGTGTTGTTAGAAAAATCATAGTATTCTGCAAAGGCAGCTACCATACATTTTAAAAATTTCGATTTAAAGCTTGAAGTTTTTCCGTTGAGATTAATTCTCATGTTGACCTTACTTTAGAAGTGAATAATGTGCCGAGAGTCTTGCTATTGTAAACCGGTAGCGATTCAATTAAGAGTTTCAAACAGTTTGCCAAACCTACTTCTCTTGTGACTATTATTTCAAATCTGCGCTTTTTCCCGACTCCCTCAGGGATGTTCGGTAAGTCTCTACTCATCCTCATGTGATAGCATGTTGTTCCTGACTCACTTTCCAGACATAAAAA